AGGTGCTTGAGCGCCTTGGCTGACAGACGCAAGAACCCTGCGCCCAGTCCGTCCACCTTCATGAGCCCCGTCTTCGTGTCCACGTCGGCCGGGTTCTTCACGCTCTTGCACACGTACTCCTCCCGGTCGTCCGACTTTTTGCGGTACGTGCCACCCACCACATCCACCTTGTACCGCAGCAAGGTGTTGACCCACGAGGGATCCCAGTCGATGTCACCGTCGATGAAAATCAGGTCGTCAAACTCGTTCAGGACGGCCAGGGCGACCAGGTCGTTACGGGAACGCTGGACAAGGGCATCATAACTCATGAAGATCGGGTGAACTTCGTAGCCGCGGGCCTCCGTGTCCTTGATGGTCTGCACGAGGGCGTTGACGTACCAAACGTCGAGACGGCCGTCGTAAGAAGGGGTCGCAATCATAACTTTGCGAGGTGCCATCACTCCTTTGAAGTTTAAGATCCTCTCCCTTTTATTAGGCCCTGTAAAGTGGACAAATTCCTTTGTTGGTCCAGTACTCAAAAGTACATCGAATGGAAAATCAGCACAGTCCCTAAAAAAGTCATTCATGAATCCCTGTTCGTAATAAGAGTCCTCGGGGCGGGTCAGGCACTGTTTCATGACGTGTTCGAATGCGGGGCCCAGGGCGGCAGTGAAGGTGAATTGACCGGCATTGAAGGGCCGGGAGTTCATGGTCGGTGCACGCATGTCCGTGTGGTGGCGGACGTCCCAGAGAGTCTCGCGGACCACGTGAAGCTTCTCCGGATCCCTGATCCAGGACTTGGAGATATCCACGGGATCTCGCGACGTGATGTCCAAGTCAAGAAACATGTACTCGTCGTAACTCGGTGCGAATTCAAAAACACAGAGTTTCTGGTAAGAGGCTTCCTGTGGGCTCTTGGGGGTGAAGGGGAGCACGTGCTTTTTGAACGTGTCAGGAATCATGTCGCAGGTCACGGGGTCACAGATGACGAGGGCGTCACGGACCGGGAAAAACTCTATGAGTGACGCGAACTCACGGTCGTGGCACGCCACGGTATAGACGAGCCTCTTTGGGCGACGAAAGGCGAACGACGAACACCCGTCCAGGGTTGTGAATTCGCACCGGTAGCCCAGTTCGTCGACGGCCTGTTTTACACCCGACGTCAGGCCCTCGGGCATCGTGTAATCGTGACCCATGATGTATCCACCGGGTCGGACGCACCGTAGGGCCTCGCGGAGATCTAGGCGGACCGCTTCGTACGAGTGGTCGCCGTCTATGTATACGGAACCGAGAGACGCGTCGGGGGTCCTAGCCCAGAACTGAGCTGACGTCTCGCGCATAACCTTGCATCGGTCCCCGAGCTCTTGTATAACCTTGGCGGCCGTCTGATCGGCATCGACCGTACGACAATCCTGGCCATCTTTGTCCCCTGAAAATATCGTCGTCCCAGGGAACCAGGGGTCCACGAGCGTCACGTCAGACAGGCCGGTCCCCAGAATTTCTTTGGAGAATTCACCTTCAAAAACACCAATCTCGACAAAAGGTTCTTGGGCGAACCTCTTTATGAAATCCAGACGCGAGGTCATTACAGGTTGAGCATCTGTGGACTTTAAGCCGGACGAAACAAATCTCACCCAGTAATAGGACTCAATGAGCTTTAACCAGTTGGCACCGACGGTCCCGACCGTGCTGAACACGTCCAACTGTTTCGTCTTTGGCAACACAGCCTCAGGAACCGCCCTGAGCGTCCAGCAGCTCGGGGCGGGGCCGGTGGCCTCATTCAGCAACGCTGCGGGTCAGGTGGTATTTTCGGTTTCGGCGACCGGTGCCATAGTAGCCCCAGGACCCGGTGGAATCGCCACGAACACGGCGTTCGGCTCTGGGGCCCTGGCGGCGAACACGACAGGGGCGAACAACACGGCGATCGGAAAGGATGCACTGGACGTCAACACGACGGGTGCGAACAACACTGCGGTCGGGTCAGCCGCGATGGGTGCCAACACTACGGGGGTGTTAAACACGGCCATAGGCTCGAGTGCGATGCGGGAGAATACGGTAGGTTCACAAAATACGGCGGTCGGATACAATGCCATGCAAAACAATACGTCTGGATTCTGGAACACGGCCGTTGGCACGAGCGCCCTGAACAGCAACACGACCGGTACAGTAAACACGGCCGTCGGAAAGGGTGCGATGCTCAACAACACGATCGGTGGATCAAATACGGCGGTCGGGGCGAGTGCGATGAACGCCAACACGATCGGCTCTAACAATACGGCGGTCGGAGTTGAAGCAATGAGCTCCAACACGTCCGGCGCCAACAATACGGCGGTCGGACAGACTGCGATGCTGTTCAACACGACAGGCGCGAACAACACGGCTGTCGGAAAGGATGCAATGCGACAAAACACGACCGGTGCGGCTAACACGGCGGTCGGTCAGGGTGCGTTGTACGCCAACACGTCCGGTGCAGATAACACAGCCGTGGGCATGAGTGCGATGCTGGCAAATACTACCGGCGCCAACAACACGGCGGTCGGTAAGAGTGCGATGGCCGCCAACACGACCGGCTACAACAATACGGCCGTCGGATTCGCTGCGATGCAATCCAACACGACCGGCTACAGCAACACGGCGGTCGGTCTGCAGGCGATGCTAAATAACACGACCGGTATCAATAACACGGCGGTCGGTGCGAGCGCGATGCAGAACAACACGATAGGTGCCGGCAATACGGCTGTGGGTCTGAATGCCATGTACAATAACACGACCGGTAATAACAACACGGCGGTCGGAACGAGCGCGATGTCTAGCAACACGACCGGTGCGGGCAACACAGCCGTCGGTGTGAACGCATTGCAACTCAATACGACGGGTGTTAATAACACGGCGGTCGGTATAGGTGCGATAGGCTCAAACACGATCGGCATTCAGAATACGGCCATGGGCTACTATGCGATGGGCTCGAACACGACCGGTGTGAACAATACCGCAGTCGGCTATAATGCCATGAACGTCAACACGATCGGTATCAACAATACTGCCCTGGGCCAGAATGCGATGCAGAACAACACGGTAGCCAATAATAATACAGCGATCGGAATGCGGGCGATGCTGAATAACACGACTGGGGCGCAAAACACGGCGGTGGGCTCCCAGTCTATGGCCACCAACACGACTGGCACGAACAACACCGCCGTTGGCACAACTGCCATGTTCAACAACACTATAGGAGGGAATAACACGGCCGTCGGAAGGGATGCTATGTACCAAAACTCCACAGGTGCCGACAATACCGCGGTCGGAAAGGATGCTATGTACAATAACACGATCGGCGCGAGCAATACGGCTATAGGTACGGCTGCGATGAACGTCAACACCACCGGAGCGAACAATACGGCCGTCGGCAAGGATGCTATGTTCAGTAACACTACCGGTATACAGAACACTGCGGTCGGCAGGAACGCGATGTTGACCAACACGACCGGCATCAACAACACGGCCATAGGACACGGCGCTGGACCGAGTACGGCCGGCCTCACAAACACGACGTGCATCGGCTACAACGCATCGGCGTCCGCTTCAAACTCGGTCATCCTCGGGAGCGGGGCGAATGTGGGCATCGGGACGGCGAGTCCCGTCGCGCCCCTAAGCTCATACACGACGCGTGCAGGTTATCCAGACGCGTCGGGCACGGGGTCGTCGAACGTCGTGGCGCGGATCCAGAGCGGCTCGATCTGCCTCGACTTCGGGTCCATCGGTGGGACCAACCCTTTTTGGATCCAAAATCACTTGAGCACGAACAACGCCACGAATTACCCGATCCTTTTGAATCCGAATGGAGGTTTTGTGGGGGTGGGGACGACGAATCCTTCATATACGCTCGATTGCTGGACGGGAACGGTACAGGCTAATCAGGTGCGCTCGCCGGGGGGCAACTATCTCACTTTGGTCAACGGCGCTGGGGGGTCTCAGATTGTGCTTCAGGGCACGACGACCGCCATAACGGGTGGGGTCGTTTATATGACGGGTGGCAACGTCGGCATTGGGACTAATAACGCCTCTAAAACACTAACAATTGTTGGGACGGCGGGCTCGACTCCAGTTGTTTTGATCCGTCCTGATAATACCGCCAATTTCCCAGGTGCGAGCCTTCAAATTATGAATTCGGGTACGGGCGACGGGTCACCGTCTAGTGTATCGATAGGATGTGATGGCACATTCTTGGCTGGAACTCCTTACGTCGAGGCCACGGCCGCGAATACACCCCTGCAATTTCGCACTGCGGGCACTACACGAATGACTGTTGCAGCGGGCGGCAACGTCGGCATCGGGACGACGAGTCCTGGTGCGCAGCTCACGGTTCAAAATGGTCAGAACACATCTTTGGCCGTGAACATAGTCCAATATAACAACTATGCAGGTTCTGGGTTTGCATATATCCAAGACCCTGGAAACGCAAACTTCAGTGGTGGATGGAACGGTGGAATTGCCTGCTTTCTTATAGGAAGAGCGACGAGCACAAGTCGTTCTATAAACGCGGCCGGCACACTCAACGCCAACGGCGCCGATTACGCCGAGTACATGACCAAGTCTGGTGATTTCACGATCAAGAAGGGGGACGTCGTGGGTGTGAATGCCCATGGTCTCCTCACCAACGTTTTTACGGAGTCAGTGACTTTCGTGGTCAAGTCGACCGACCCGTGTATAGTTGGCGGTGATACGTGGGGAACTGAAGAGGCTCTGGGTGTGACGAAACCCAAGGAAGTCACAGAAGAAGAACCTGGCTACGCCGAGTACCAGACGGCTCTGTCCCAGTTCAACGACAAACTCGAAGAGGCTCGGGCTCTTGTGGATCGCATCGCGTTTGCGGGCCAGGTTCCCGTGAATGTTCTCGGCGCCACTCCCGGTCAGTATATTGTCCCAGTGGCCAACGAAGACGGTTCCATAAGCGGTCAGTCTGTTTCGAACCCCACGTTCGAACAATACATGGCGGCACTTGGAAAGGTCATCAAGGTCCTTCAAGACGGGCGGGCCCAAATCATCGTGAAAGTTGTCTAGGTGAATAACAGTAAGGGAAGATGCAATCTTCGACCGCGACCCAGCGCTTGCTCTTCGCAGACTCCAAGAACCGTGACGTCCAGCTGTACCCCTCAGGAAACAGCTACGTCCTCCACCTGACCACGCCGATAAAGGACATTGAGCGTGTCGACCTGGTCAGTGCGCGCGTCCCCCATCTTCACGTTCCATCTTTTCCATTTTTTTGAGTTGATAGTATTCACGGGCCTTTTGGTTCCGTTCTTCACGGTGAGCCTCGCGATACTTTTTCGAACACTCGCGGTCAGTGGCCCTCTTGCGTTCGAGGACTTTCATATCGTGCTCATATTTCTGCACCAATTCTTCACGGGAAAGCTCATCCATATTATTCAATTTTCATATTTTTTTAAGCAACCCTGACCTGACGCCTTCGGGGGTTTCAGGTCAGGCTGAACTTTTTTTCTCAGGAGACGTTAATGGACAAACCACACGCGTGTCCGGAGTGCAACAAATCATACACCCGTAAGGAGCATCTCAAAGGGCATATGAGGACACACGAGGGTAGTAGGCCGTACAAATGTACCGACTGCGACTCGGCGTTTATGTATAAACACGTCCTTAACAACCACATGAGGACACATACAGGGGAAAGACCGTACAAGTGTACTGAGTGTGATAAAAGTTTCGCGTACAGAAATGGTCTGGATGATCATTCCAGGTTACATACGGGAGAAAAACCATACAAGTGTACCGAATGTGACGCTGCTTTCGCTGCACAAATCAATCTGACTGTTCATATAAGAACTCACACGGGTGAAAAGCCATACAAATGTACCGAGTGTGACGCGGCTTTTAAACAGTCCGGGTCACTTGTTAGTCATATGAAAATTCACACGGGCACTAGAATACATAAATGTACTATATGTGAAGCAGTCTTTACCCATAAACATACATTGGTCAATCACATAAGAACGCATACAGGTGAAAAACCGTACAAGTGTACCGAGTGTGATTATAGTGCAGCTATAGAATCAAATACAAAAGACCACTTTAGGCGCATGCACACACTTGAGGGTCTTGAACATCGAAAGAATGAGGAGGCGAAAATTGAAAACCTGTTCAAGGAGCGGTACCCACAATCTTTCATACGGGAACATAGAATAGAGCACACGTGTCTCAAGATGATAAACAGTCATTCGCGTATTGACTTTCTCTTTCCGAATCACGGCAAGGTTCATGTTGCGTTTGAAGTCGATGAGCACCAACACAGAGAGTACTCACAGGTATGTGAAACCTCGCGTATGAACAATATCGTGTCATCGCTACGTCTTGGAGGTGATGAGACTCCCGTAGTTTTCATTCGATACAACCCACACTCATTCAAGGTTGACGGAACATCCAAAAGGACCGCACGGATAGAAAGACATACCAAGATATGTGAACTTTTGGACAGAATAAAGACCACAGAACCCGAAGATCAGATTCGAGTTTTGTATATGTATTATGATACCGTCTCGGAACGACCTGTCGTCCTGACCGACCCAGAATACTTTGACGCGGTCAAGGAATGGTTCGCATGTAACATAGTATAAAAATAAAGGTCTAAATCAGATGACCACGCGTCTATTATTTGCCGACTCTAAAAACAGGGACGTAGCCTTGTACCCTTCAGGAAACTCTTACGTCCTGCACCTCACGACCCCTATAAAAGATATAGAGCGCGTAGACCTCGTCAGTGCGCGCGTCCCGAACACCATGGCGAATTTATCACATGGCTCCAACGTAATCAGCATCAATTCGAGTAACGTCTCCATCAACCCAGGCTTTTACAGCGTGTACGGGTTGGCTCAGGCCCTTACCACCACTTCCCTGACCCTCGAGTACTTGCCAGACGAAGGCCATTTCCTCTTTTCATCAGCAGCCTCCTTTACTGTGTTCATACACTCAGCCGAACTCTCCAAGATGCTCGGCCTTTCCCGGGGCACGACGCACACGTCCGCCCTCGCTGGACCTACGGACCCGGCCTACGCCACGAAGTACATCCTCAGGTCTAGCACACTCGTGGACATGTCTATAAATGAATACATCTGGCTCGATATTCAGGAGCTCAGAACCCCGAGTCACGTGGATACTGGGGCCCTTGTAAACTCTTCAGGAACCGTCAGCGGTTCGAACGCCAACCGCAACTTTGCACCCGTCATGATGGATGTAGGCTCGGCCTGTATCAAGAATTTCCATGAAAATAAGGACTACTGTGTATCTGTCCAGTACCCAGAACCCATCGCGTCTCTCCAGCGTCTCACGATCCAATGGGTCGATCGAACGGGTACACCCGTAAACTTCAGGGGATGGGACACGAACGCATTCGTTCTCAGAATTCACATCAAGGACAGGAACCGTGAGATGGAACTGCCTCCCCCACCTCCCCTCCAGGATGTCGAACTCAAGAGAATCATAGACGCCATGACCTTAGCCCTTCCCCCACCACCCAAGGAGGAGTCAAAGAAGTTTAAAATTCCCTGGTTTCTCTTGGTTCTTGCGACGCTCATAGGTATTTTCATATGGAAAACGTTTGGGAACCGGATAGGGACTGCACAGGGTCCCGTGCCAATTCAGCCGGTACAGATGATGAGGTGAGTTTCTCGAAATTTCACCAAGGTCATTTTAGTCTATTGAAGGTACTAGAAAAGAAAGTTACCTCATAGTACCCTAGTACATAGTACCCCATGGTAGTTGGCCAACTCGACCATGGCGAAAATTCGAGAAACTTTTTCTCAGGCCAAGGTAGGAATGGGACGCCCCAGGACGACCATGAACTTGGTGTGTGAAAAGTGTGGACGGGACTTTTCCAAGGAGCCCACGGGTACGACCACGTATCTGAGACACATTGCGCGCAAGAACCCGTGTGGAAATACAGAACCGTACCAGCGAGCCCCACGTAAATATTTCGAGGATGTCCACCTCAATGACTTTGAAGACGTGACGATGATGCATGTAGTCGGACCGACCAACGAGGGGACCAAGAGGGGCTGTATCCAGAACGTACTTAAGCAAATCTTTACCATGGACGAGAACAAGTGTGTCGTCATAAATTCTAAGGATGATCTTCAAGACAAGATACTCGTGAAACGCATAGGGAAAGCTGATATCATAACACTCGAACGTCTGTGTATCCTGACCCTCCTGCTCTTACACGAAAGACTCTGGCCGTTCCTGGAACTCTCAGGCTGGCAAAAGTACAAGGAGTTTGAGGAGTGGGTCGAGAACGTTTCGGGTGTTCACCTCAAGGACCACAACTGGCAAGGAACCATCGAACCTGCCTCGTACTATTTCGGGGCCGTCAGAGACTTTTGGACCAGTCACCTCATGAACATGCCCAGGCGGCGCCACACGAATTGGGTGTTCAGCAGCGCCGTCTTTAAAAAATAGACCGCTTCATAAACATATGGACGGTGACGACTTTTTCGAAAAGGCCCGATCCTTTTTTCCACGCGCGAAGGATTGGCCCCCAATGGACCAGCGCAAGACCATTCACACCTACGAAGAGTTTCTCGAATTTTCGTCACAGGGGAAAAAGTCTATTGAAGCTCTTTCAAAAAATATTATCCCTAAAAAGGAACCCATAGAGGGTAAGGCTAGTGAGTCGGTGCAGTCATCGTGAAATTTCTAGAAATTTTTTCTCAGGCCAAAGTAAAGATGCCCTTTGCCTACATCTACCTAATCATGATGGCTGACGGAGTATACAAAATTGGGAGGACGGAACAGGAGTACGGGACGCAACTGAAGAGGTTGAAGAGTTACCCGGCCGACTCGGTGATTGTGTACGTGCGAAAAGTTCAGAATGACTTGTTGTCATTAGAGAATCATATCATCGATATATTTAGGAACGAATTTGGAAAACATCCAAGAGGTAACGAATACTTTATAGGTGACGAGAATCGAATGATTGAAATAATCAATGGATCTGTGAACCAGAAACCAACTTCTATGTTCGATAAACACCCTCTCAAAAAATTCATTAAATCCGATGTAATCATACTGGATCCGTCAAAGTACTGTCCTATGAGTTTCTTCATCGTTAAATACAAAGAATGGTGTCGACGTAATGATATAAAATCATCGAGATTTAATGAAAACTTTTACAATGATGTGTTTTCCTATTACAGTGTGTACATCAAACCAGAAACGCTTTTATGGAGAGGAAGTCTTTATTCGCACCAAAACTTTGTGTTCGGCCTGAATTTCAAAGAATACGCGGACGATTTTCTACAATTCCCAACTCCCCAACCAAAACCAGAAACGGTCTAAATTTGGTTGAGGGTCTTTGGGCCCGGGCCCCCCTTTTTTATATTTTTAAAATCCCGTCAAATTGGTAACAAACACGCTTACCGGGTCACGGCAAACGTGGGCTGGGTAGGTTCGTTGATCTTCACGTTGGTCGCCAGAGCCTTGATGGCCATGTACACGATGATGGCGAGCAGAGTGGTGAACAGAGCAGTCAGGGCGGTGCCGCGCAGACCATCCTTGCTGACACGCACGACGGAAGCCACTATAATTTTCGTGAGTTCGTACCATGCCAGGGCGCTGGCGAAAGCGAAACCACCCACGATGGAGTTCAGGGACTGAGCCTCGAGCTGGAGAGCGATAGCGGAAATCATGTCGGCCATTTGTACTATTTTAGGAGAAAAAAATATGACGGTTCCCAAGGGTCCCAAGTCTCGACCGCCCCCCAGGAGTCGCACGCGACTCCCCCGTAATTCTCCTCTGGCCCCTTGTCAAAACCTGGGACGAGGTCATCGTCAGTTTCATAGTCCTCCTCCTCCAACAAGACGGAGTATTTGGGCCTGGTCCTGGAGAGATCAAAGCCTTCGTCGGAATCCTCCTGGACCCACCACCCCGGGGTCATCTAATTTTCGCTCTGTTTGTCTATGGCGTTTTTCAACGCACGTTCGGAGGGGTTCTGGGGTTCCCACGAGGCCCAAGAGTCGGCGCACTCGTTCATTTTGAGAGCCTGGTCATCGTCTGTGCCCTCATAGCGGGTCCAAACCATTTCAGAGTCAGAGACGGTCTCCCACGAGCCGGAAGACTCTGAGCCGTCTGGGTCGTAGTCGGAGCCTTCGGAGGAAGAGTCGCTGCGCGACTCACTGTATATCTCCGGAAACAAAGACCCTATCTGCCGCCCCGTCACGTACCGGGCCGCGAACATCATACCGAACCTCATATCCTCCTGGAGAACCACGTCACGGCCGCACGCCTTTGCGTAGTGGGCGGCCATGACCGTCGCAGATTCCATGACGGGTCTGAAGATGTCGAGAGCCGATTCGAGGATCGCAGAGGTGTCGAGTTCACCATCGCCTGACCGGGGAGTCAAAGAATCCATGGACTCTTCTGGAATTTTAGAACAAAAATAGTCTCACAGGACGGCGCGGACCAAAGAGTCGCTCCTCTCAAGCAAAGTTGGAAAACAGAATGGTCGCAGACCCGTTCTCGACGTTCAGAAAGTTGTAGTTGACAGCATAGACTCTGATGACTCTAGATGAAGCACTGGGGTTCAAATTCAATTTCAAAATTTGGTTCTGAATTCGTGAGAGGTTGACGCCGCCTGACGGCCTCCTGGACTCGGGGTCGAGGCTGAAAGAGTACATGTAGAAATAGTAAGCAGGGACGCGGGTATGAAATTCCATACCCTGGATGACCCGCAGGAAAAGAGGGGTTCCTATATCCGTGGAGATGCGTTCGGTAGAGTTGAAGAAGAGCTCGAGGCTTCCGATCTGTTCGGTTCCGGTGCTGGCCAGAAAGTCATAGCCTAGGGCAGATTCGTTTTGGATCACGAAATAGAGTTCCTTGACTATGTTTGAAAAGTCGAGATTACAGCGGACGGCCAGGGCGCCGAGAGGGGCGGCGAACTCGGCCAGCTGGACCTGTTGGACGATGTGAACCTGAGGGGTCCGGCGGATAAAATCAATCTCCTTTTGACCCAGGTACGTGTATTCTACATGTAAAAAGGCGGTGACGGGGTCGGAAATGTCTGTGGGAGGAACGGTGAAAGTGTTGGTCTTGGCGGTGATGATTCGAAAGGTGACGGGCTCTTTGAAGGCGCACAAAGGAATACCCTTTTCGAGCAATGAAAAAGGAAGAGGAACCGTGTAGCTCTGAGCGCAGACGGTGGTGCCCTTGCCTATGAGGTTGGTCAAGGAGGCTTGTTTACCTTGGGGAACCTCCACGTCGTAACGGAGGGCTATGAACTCTCCGTAAATTCTCTCAATAAGGGTGGAACCTATGTAGAGCTCGACGTGTTCTATGAAAAGGGTCGCGACGGATTCCTCGACAGCCAGGGACGTGATGCTCGCAGGGAAGAAAATTTTGAGGTACATGTCAGTAATGAGATCTCCGGAGCGGGGGAGCTCGATGGAGTTTTCAGAACCCGGGACGAGAACGTCGTTATCGAACTGAACCTTGTCGACTCGGGATGAAAAGAGACTGGAGCCTTCATATTTCTCTTTGAAATACGTAACCTGTGGATCCGAGCTCAGGGCTATGTCTTCCTGACCCAGAAAGGTTAAACTGGCACGGGAGGCCATCTCTAGTAAGTTCTAAGGAAAAAAGCAAGCGCCGCAGGCGCTTTTCATTAGGGGTTACTTACCGGCGCGGCGCGCCGTGGCTCTTGACGTCCAACCAGGTCCATGAATTTCCATAGAGGTTCATGAGTCGCCCTAGGTGTTGAACCTCAGACCCCCTAACCCATCAGCAATCTGTAAAATGTTGTAATTTACAGCCAAAATTCGAAGTTCCTTGGCGGGCAAAAACGCTTGACCGCCACAATTGAGCGTCAAGAGAACCTGTTTGATTCGACTAAAATTGATTTGTCCACGAGGCTTGGGGGACCCCGGGTTGTCTGTGAACGAGTACATGAAGAACTTGCGTTCCGGGAAATTCTCGTAGTGGTTGAAAGGTTCGATGGAACCGGTATAAAGAGCGTCGGTCGTGTCGGGTGTGAAGAGGTACTGACCGTTGAAACTCAGTCCAAAACTCAGAACGGCGTTGTTCGCGTAGTCATAGGGCAACTGATTCGTCGGCTGAATGACGAAGAACATTTCACGGACGGGGTTTTTAATATCTAAATTGAAAACGGCCGACGTGAACCCGGGCAGGAGGCCGACGGATTGGTACTGACACTGGGTGATTGCGTAATCGAGGCGGGCCCCCTGAAACCACCGAATCTCTGGGTCTGAAAGGTATACGTAATCGACGATGATGGTGGCGTCGAGCGTAGGGGAGTTTACCACGACCGCAGTCAACTCGGTGAAATTTCTAAAGGTGACGTGAACCTCTACGTCGTGTCTGCCGAGGGCAACGAGGGGCAAGTATAGGGCCGGATTGTTATAGAAATAAAAGGGCAAATTGACAAAGTAGGTGCGGCCCGGGGGGTTGATGGTCGTGCCGGTGTCATTCTTGCCTGTGAGAATTTGAAGACCAGGTTGATTCTCAAAAGGGACGTGGAGATCGTTCCAGAGTTCTATGAATTCACCTGCGAGGCTCTGGATGGTCTGACCGCCAATCTTGAGGTCTGCAGTTTTGATGGCCCACGTGCCCACGGAGTCGTAGTACGAGAAGACCTGTGTGGAAGGGTCGACGATAGGGAGGGTCAGGGGGTACACGGAAATGAAGGTGTTTGAGAAGATGTTGGGCGAGGCGGTGGTTCCCGCGACGGTCACGGAGACGGGATAAGTCTGTGAAATGTCTGAAATATAGATGGGAACCTGGAACGTATAAGGGGGTAAAATACCCAAATTGTCTCGGTAGGTCTGGGGACCGAACGTGATGCTCCGAACCGGGTCGGCGGTACATATGGCGCCCGTCAGGATGTACGAACCGGTACTACTGAACTGGAATCCGGCGCTCGTGTATGAAATGAGGTTTGAACTACCGGACGATGTGAAATCTGAAACAAAATTGAAAGGAGCCATGAGAGTAGAGCCGGTCGAGCGAAACGTCAGACCGTTGTCGGGCAAGACGTTCGAGTCTGGGTTCGAGGCGGTCGGAACGCTCATACGGTTCACGATAAAGTACGTGTTGGAGGCTACGGTACTCAGGGACGTGGTCGTGACGTTCATATAGTAATTGGCGACGGGGTCCGTGACGGACAGAGGCACCGAGAATGCAAAGGTGGGATCGCGGCCTTGCATGGACATGTCGTAATCGTAAATCAAGTTGGCGCTTTCCCAAACATGAACATTCGAAACGTACTCGGGGCCGCCCAGATAGACGGAGCCGGTCAGGATGTATTCACCAGCGTTGACGAAATTGATATTCGAGCCGGGTGTGAGG